AAAGCCGGCTGGCTTGCGAACTGCCTCTGGCAGCTCCTTCTGCGCGGTCTGCTCGAGGTCCGGCAGCTCGCAGTCTTCGAAGTAGACGTTGAGGAACTCGTCGCGGCTGATGTTGACGATGAAGTCGTCCTCACCATCCTCGCCGGGACCGGAGCCGTCACCGTTGCCACCGGCGTCGTCGCTATCGCCACCCATCGGAAACTCGTCGCCCTTCAGCCAACGGTCATTGCCGGGCAGAACGATCTCACGCTCGCCGCTGTTGCGGTCATAGCAGAAGTTCGGCTCGGCCAGCGCTTGACGCGCGACCTTCACGGGACCAGCGAGCTGCTTCTGAGCGGTGGCGCCACCCTTGACGCCAGACGAGTCGATGTCTTGTGGTCGGGATTGTCGAATGCTCTCCTTGATGCGATGGAGCAGCTTCTCACGATTTGGAAGGGACTTACCTCGTCCCGTGGTCCGGCGGTCAACGAAGATGAACGTGGCCAATGCTGGCGAATCTGACATAGGAATCTCCTTGCGAATCTGTCTCAGCTTGACTATTTACACCGAATTTCCATAGACCGTGTCAATGGCAAACTTCAGCACAATGGCCAGCAACATCAACATCATGGTGATAGAGACAATGGCATGAAGCAGCTTGTGCCGCTGAATACCGAGGGCTCGAATCGCGCCGACGAAAGTGATGACTGAGAACCACGTGAGCCCAAGCAGGCCGATGATCGGATAGCCAAACTTGAAGCCAAGCTGCATTGGGAAGATGGCGGTGATCATCGCCGCCATGAACAATCCAAAGCGCTTGTCTCCAGGCAGGCCATCGAACCACGTGTTGAAGTTGACTATGTGTTTGAACATGATTGATTATACATCCTTCTTCCTGGCTGCCAGCCATCTTGAATGGGTTCAGACTTGCGAACCCGCATTGACCGTTGAAGATTGTCATTGTGAACCCACATAGTGCCATAGTGGGGGTTCTTGTTACCGAGCTTCGCCGCTCGTTGAGCCTCGATGAAGGCTGGTGTTTTCTTGAGTTCAGCTTGAGACTTGAGATTCTTAGCCCGATACTCGGGGTCTTGCCACTTCATCATCAACATCTGTCGTTGGGCCTCACGAAGCTCTGGACAGGCCCACGCTACTGTTGACGCAGCACTGATCTTATCCAGAAGCTCTTGACTTTCATACTGTTGATGTTTGAGTTGGCTTTGCACCTCACGGGCTTCAGGGTTGGACCACTGTGCGATAGCGCGCCGAGAAGCCGCTTCTCTAACGGTTGGATCCGCCCAATGATCTTTTAGCTTAGCCGAGATGACCTCCCACATTGGCTCAGTTTTCCAGTGCGCTCTTGGAGAGTTCCCGTGGCCGCCTGGGACAATGTTCATGCATAGCTCGTCATCAAGCATCTGTTCGGTCACGAGCTCCTTCTCGCGAGCTTTCAGAGCATCACGAGAAGGAAGGAACTCCAAGATCTCCTTGGAGTGCTTATCCTTACCGTGTTTTCTGATCGACTTCCAGAGTCGCGTGCCGCTCCCGAAGTATCCGTCATCAAGATCATCGGTGCTATGCATCCCGAAGTAGTATTTGCCACTCCCGTCTATACGGGTAATCTTGTAGATGTAGTGGTACTTTCGCTGATCAGCTCGCTTCATAGACTTCTCCTGTTGGATGATCTATTTAGCGATTTCAGCAAAAGTATTCCTAGGAGGCCTTGCGGTTGGCGGTGAACCAGCTGACCAGGATCTTGACCTGCTCTGTGGTGTAGCCGCGCTCGACCATGCGCGACACGAATCCTTGATGCTTCTCCTCGGTGTCCTTGTCCTGCTTCGGACCGAAGGCGATGACGGGCATGATCTGCTCGGTCGCCGAGAACATGCGCTTCTCGATGACGGTCTTCATCTTCTCGTAGGCATCCCACGCCGGCGCATTGCCTTCGTGCTTGGCCTTGTACTTGAGGACGTAGTTGACGATCTCGTTGCGGAAGTCCTTGGCGTTGGTGATCGAAGCGGCCTTCTCGATTTCTTCGAGCTTCTGATTCAGCGCGTCACGGTTCAGAATGACGTGCGTCTCGGGATCACGGCACTGGCTGTCCTCGATCCAGGCGTCGGCGAACAGGACGTAGCGCTCGAACATGTTCTGACCGAACGAGCGGTAGGACTCGAGGTAGGCCGTGCGCAGCTCCTTCTCGACGAAGTCGAAGTACTTTGGCTGCAGCCAGTCCTTGATGAACGACATGTACTTGTTGAACTGCTCTTCGGGCAGACCTTCCTTGCGGACGGCTTCCTCGATGACGTACATCAGGTCGATCGGGTTGGCTTGCTGCTCTTCGGGACGCAGGTCGTAGACGGCGGACAGCACCTTGAAGGCGAAGCGCGTCGACATGCCGGCCATGCCCTCGTCGATGCCGGCCTTGCTACGGTACTCTTCGAGCGACTTCGCGTTGGGCATGGTGTCCTTCACGTTGTCGCCGTTGTACACGCGCAGCTTGGCGTAGACGGTCGAGTTCTGCGGCTCCTTGAGGCGGGTCAGAATGGACCACTGAGCCAGCATCTTGAGGGTGCCGGGAGCGATCGGCGCCTTGGCCAGGCTCGAGCCACGCAGCATCTTCTCGTAGATCTTGACTTCTTCGTCGGTGCGCAGGCAGTATGGGACGTCGACGATGTAGACCCGGTCGAGGAAGGCCTCGTTGGTCTTGTTGTTGCGGAAGGCGAACCACTCGCTTTCGTTGCTGTGCGCAACGATGACGCCGGTGTAGGGCATGGCTGGAATGGCTTCGGTGCCCTGGTAGTTGTGCTCTTGCGTGGCCATGAGCAGCGGGTTCAGGGTCTTGATGTTCGCCTTGAACATTTCGGCGAAGTCCATCAGGCCTTGGTTCGTGCGGTTCAGGCCGCCGCTGTAGCTGTAGGCGTACGGGTGGTTCTGAGCGAGCTTCTCGAGCTTGCGCAGGTCGGTCTTGCCGATGAGCACCGAGACGTCTTGGTTGTTCTCGTCGCCCGGCTCGACCTTCATCACGCCGACCTGACGGTCCTTGTTCGGGTAGAGCTTCATGACACGGAACTTGGACAGGTCACCGTTGAACTCTTGCAGCTTCTGCTGCGCCCAGCCGGACATCACCGTGCTGAGGTAGCGCGGAGCGATGCCGAACTCGGTGTCAAGCCACTCGCCGTGCTCGTAGGCGTTGAACAGGCCGAGGGGCGATTCGAACACCGGCGAGAGCTGCAGCTCGAGGTTCTTCTCGGACTCGTCGAACAGGACGTAGATCGGATGCTGCTGAGCGAGGTGCTTGAGGCGCTCGACGAGCGAGCTCTTGCCACCGCCGACCGGACCCTTCAGGTACAGAATCTGCTTGGACTCTTCGAGACCGGCTGCGCTGTTGCGGAAGTAGGCCGCGATGCGCTCGACGGCATCTTCAATGCCCTGAAAGTCCTTGAAGGCGCTGTAGATGCGAACCTTCTTGTTCGAGTGGATGCGGGACAGGCGCTGATCATTGCTGGTGTCGACGACCTCGGCTTGGCCGATGGCGGCGACCATGCGCTCGGCCATCGTGGCGTAGGCGAGGGGATCGGTCTTGCAGAGGGCCAGGTAGGCTTCGAGGCTCATCACCTCGGGTTGCGCGAACTTGGCGGCGAAGGATGCTGCGAGCGAGGAGAGAGCTGACATGCGTGGGAACTCCTGGTGGATGAAGGGAACTACTGGACGGTGATTGTATTCTATGTCATCACTCGACCCCTGACTAGGGGATTTAGGTTCCGGCTGCCAAAGCCGTGGCGCGGTGGTAATTGTTGCGCAGCTCGCCGCTGAGGACTGAGCCTGCCGCCATCACAAGGTGCTGATAGCGAATGATGCGGGCGGTGACGTCAGCGTTGGTACCGAGCGAGAGGGTCTCGACGTCGATGGTGTCGACGTTCAGAATGCCGTTGGCGACGAGCACGGGCACCTCGATGAGGTCGACTCTGACGACGGACTTCGTGCCGAGGACGAGCATCGTCTCAGGCTTGGCGCCCATGTCGGCGGTGATGCGATCGCCCTTCATGTTGGCGTCGACCACGGTGATGCCGTTGCCGATTTGAAGGGCGCCGGTCAGCAGCGACCCGTAGGCGATGAGGGTGTCGAAGCCGCTGATCTTCGGGGTCTTCGACTTCGGACGGAACTTGAGCTTGGACCAGTCGATCATGATTTTGCCTTGCGCAGGGTGATGTAGGTGGTTTGGTGATTGCCGTCCCAGATCGGCTCGTCGACCATCGCATCCCAGAGACGACCGAGCTTGGCTTCGCCGAGGATGAAGAGCTTCCAAGCCGCAAGATCAATTCTGAGAGTGACGTCAGCGTCGCACGTCGAGTGGACGAGGGTCAGATAGATCTCGTCGACGATGCCCTTCGACATGACTTCATCGAAGACTGTGGCACCGCCGATGATCCACAGGCCGGCAGGTTCGCGATCGGTGTTGGCGACAGTGCGATGTGTTGCTTCATCGTGCCTGACAATCCAGTCGAGGGTCGAGATGATCTCGATGCCGAGGCCGACCTGCGTGCGAATCTCGCTGTACGGTCGATGCGACAGCACGATGTTGCGACGATTGGGCAGACCGTCGAGACGATTCAACGAGAGAAAGGTGTTGATGCCCATGACCACGGTGCCGTTGGTCGTCAGCGCCTTGAAGCGCTTCAGATCGGCGGGTAGGCGATAGGCAAGGCGCCCGTCGCTGTACCCGATGGCGTTCGCTCGGTCGAGCGACAGAATCATGCGAATGGTCATTCGTCTGTCCTTTGAAGTTCAATGCCGAACTGCTCGCAGAGGCGTGTGGTGATCTTGATCGCGTTGCGCATGCCCTCGCTGCCGACAGCGTCGTAGGTGGCTTCGGCCATGTAGATGTCGTCGATCGTGATGACGACCTTCTCGTCGTTCTGACGAATGCCGACGACGCGCTTTGGAGCTTCGGCGGTCATTCGTGTTCCAGTAGGTAGACGCGAGCGATGGTGTTGCGCCAGGTCGTGGCGGTGATCATGCACTCGTCGTACTTCTGCTCACGCGGATAGACCGTCAGCACGTCGGGAGAGTTGCCAGACGCGGCGTGCTGCGCCTTGGCTGCGATGCCGCTCTTGTAGCGCTTGAAGTCCTTCTCGGCTTCGGTCCAGTCGTCGACCTCGATCGGCTCGGGAGTGCTGTAGACCTCGAGCGCGGTGTCACCGGCAAACGAGACCAGATGGAGCAGGATTGAGTATTTCATTCGGGGATCTCCAGACCTTCGACGAGGTGTTGAATGAGGGTGAGCTGATGGACCAGCTCCATCTTCATCGCTTCGTACACCGCCTCTTGATGCGGGAACTTGCGACGAGCGGACTTGAGCCGTGGCAGGAATTCTTCGGACGTTTCCTTGACGTAGCGTGTGAGCCGTGCACGATTGAAGACACCGACCATGGACGAGACGTTGTTGACGCGATCACCACCCTTGGCGACGGAGCAGTCTTCGTCATCGAAGATGGTGGTCAGCGAGTAGGCCGGGTTGACTTGACCCAGGACGTTCTTGGACATCTTGAGCAGCTTGGCCAGCACGACGTCGCCGAAGGCTTCGCGAATCTCTTCAGGCGAAATGAACGCCTTCGTCTTCTGGTTCGGGTCCTCGAGCGCGTCGTGCAGAAAGATCAGCGTGTAGACGAGGATCGGATGCCGAATGTGCTTGTGGTGGGTGCGGACGGCGTGAAAGATGCCGAGCTGATGAATGGCCTCGGGGTCACCACCGTTGCGCTTGCCGTCGTGATGACGAAGGCAGAGCTCCATCGCCTCGATGACCTTGAAGTAGTCGGGCTCGGTCTCCGCCAGGCCGAGGAGCCAGTAGCGAGCTGAGATCGAGAGCTTGTCGAAGTTGGTGAGCTTTTCCATGGTTCCATTATACACCATCAGGACGACATGCTGTCATCTTGAAGTGTAACAAACGTCTCGTTGTAACGACCCCAGTCAGCTTGGTTCTGATTGTGAATTGCCACTTCGAGAGCGTTCAGCAGCATGAGACCGCAGAGACGTTCGCAGGCGGAGAGCTGAGGATCATTCAGGTCCAGGGTTTCAAGGGCCCTGGTGAGGTCCTGCACGGCCTGATGAACCAACGGAGCGGGAGCGTCGAGGAGCTTGGCATCGGCGAAGCGATGCAGCATGCATCTCAGCGTGGGGATGGAGGTTGGTAGGGTTATCACTTTTGCCACCTTCAGCCGGCGAAGGCACCATGAGAGACTTCGTGGTTCAGCTCGAGCTTGCAGTAGGCGATGGCTGCCTCGGCATCACCGGCGGCACCACGCTCGAGGAGAGCTTGATGCTCGTCCCACTTGCTGAACATCTCCTTGTACGGGTCGACGTCACCCTCGATCTCGACGGAGCAGAACATGCCGCCGTCCTCAGGGTCCTCGACGATGCCGACGCCTGGGCACCACGGCTTGCCAGCCTGAAGGCTGCGCGTGATGTCGAGAACGATGCGGGCGTGCAGCGTGCCACGGGTCTTGCGCTTCACCCACAGGGCGAGCGGGAGGCTGGCGACCGACTGGTCTTGCAGCGTGTAGGTGTACTTGGGCATGATGGGGTTCCAAGGTTGTTGGTGCCATTATACACCAACCTGCGCGCTGCGCAACCGTAACAAGTGTAACGCTTAGCAGTGGACTACGGCGCCGTTCTTGTCGGTGATGGCTTGAGCGCCGTTCATGAGGTAGCCGTTGCGGCACTCGGGGCTGATGGTTGGAGCGACGATCGGCACACGATGGACGTCAGCACGAACCTCGCGCTCGGCAATCAGGCCACGGCCAGCGTTGATGGCGATGGTGGCGATGATGCCGAGAATGGCGAGCGCGATGAGGAGCTCGATGAGGGTGAAACCGCGTGACTTCATGATTTAGTCCTTGAGAAGGTTGGCAATGTCACCGAAGAGTTCTTCGACGTTTTCGTGCTCGATGCCGTGGCGAGTGGCGATGGCGAGCGTGAGCTCCCAGACGGCATTGACCTTAGGATGACCCATCATGCCGTGCTCGGCCCAGACGTCGCGCCGATAGGCGTCGTTGCGGACCTTGCGCTCGGCGTAGACGAGGTCTTGAGCAGCGCGAAGGGCTTCTGTGTCGACGACGCGCTCGAGGACAGCGCCTGGCGTCACAGATGCCTGGTTGACCTTATACTCGTCGGAGGTGCCCTTGAAGATGACCTCGCCCTTGCGATAGACGTAGTAGGTCGTGAAGTCGGCTCTGGTCGGGAGCTGAAGGTCGCGACCAAGGTACCAGTCGATGGAGTATTCGAGAGACATGTTCAGTCCTTCGTGGGGAACGTGCAGACGGAGAGGATGGCGATGATTTCATCGACCGACCCAGCACCAATCATACCGTAGTGGGTGGCAGCGAGCATGCGAATCTCGGCGCCGATCATGTTGGAGCGCTGCTGTCGCGCGATGTTCAGCGGGCTCGACCAGTACTCGTGCCGCTGAGCATTGGTGGAGGTGGCGAGGTACTCGAGATCGAGCTCGGACGGCGCGCCGGCGAGATAGGCTTCGTAGAGCGTGGGCAGCTCGTTGGCCGGCTTGGCGCCGGGGACAGAGCCGACGAATTCGGAGTCGAAGTGGAGGCTCATGATCAGGCCTTTTTGGTGGGGAGCTTGCGGAGACCGTAGCCCATGCGCTCGGCCATCTCCTTGAGGAGGTCGAAGTTGCGCTGCTGCTCGGTCTGGCCAGCGTGCCACTGATTGCGAGCCATGGCGGTGCCGCTCAGGCTGTCGATGACCATCAGCGTGTTCGTGTCGGCGTGGACCTGCTCGATGACGTTGCCACCGAGGAAGAAGCCGTCACGGCGACCGGCGGAGAGGTACGAAGCGGCTTCGCTGATCTTGCGACCGAGGTCGGGATCACGATCCCAGGGCTGGTCGTTGCTCAGAACTACTACGGTGCGATGTCCCATGATGATCTCCAGATGACGATGTGTCATTGTACCACGCTTTCGCGTGGTCGTACACAGCTAAGGTGTAACGCCTACTTGGTGAAGACGAAAGCGTAACACGCTATGAAGATCATCACTGGGATGACCTGATCAGCGCCGAGAATGAGCAGGCGAATCTTGAGCGGCGTGTCGCGCCAACGAGGAGCGGTGACGCCGCGCCGCCCGTTCTTCTCGATGAGCCAGAGCAGGCAAGCGGAGCAGCCAGTGGCGAGCAGCACGCTGACCGAGAAGAGGATGTGAATGAAGCTCATTGTTTCACCGCCAGACCTTGATGGGCGAGGGAGAAGTTGGTCATGCCGAACGCGAGCTTGGTCGGCGAGGTGGCCTTGGCGACCATCAGACCAGCCTT